TTGGAGCGGTTGATGCGTTCCCAAAAATTGCCGCTCGTCTAAATGGATTTTCTCTTTGATCCCAAGCTTTCTTATGAACCTCATCCATCAATCTTAAAAATGCTTCACCCTGACAATAAAATATTGCCAAAATATTTCTAATAGATGGTGTAAATCCTAATCCTTTGTCACCTTTCTGACTAAATTTAACTGCCAAATTTTCTGTTATCTGTTGTTCTACTTGTGTTCGAAGTTTGGACGCATCTTTTCCAATTTGATCCGTAATACTCATAAATGAAGTTTTCCCTTCAAAGAAATAATACGATTCACCAGTTGGGTTAGATTCTTTTATAAAATTATTTGTAAAGGTAAGAAAGGCTAAGTCAGTTTTTGTAAATGCGGATGGTGGAGTATTAAATGGTGATAATTCACCTTTTGGCGCCGTTTCTGATGCCGCAAATGTTTTTCTAATATCAATGTCATTTAATGTTATACCAGATACCTGACAAGTCGCCAAATTAATATTAACCGGTATTTGTGTTTTAATAGTTTTGTTACCTACGGTATAACTTCCATTTATTCCGTATATACCATTTTGATTTAATTTGGTGTTATAATTTTTTATAATACCATCTAACTCTGTTGCTAAATCTTGTTTTTTTTGTGGTTCGTTTAATGTTTTTTTAAACCCATAAACATTTTGACCACTTTTTAAAACTATAGGATTTTTTATATCCAAATACTTATTAAACCATGAGTTATTTCCTGTAAACACATTTTTTTGATAATCCAACAAGTTGTTTGTATATTCTGTCATAGTTGTCAAAGCCCCTAAATTTTCTTTGGCATAACTGTCTAAGACATCTTTAATAAAAACTTGTAATCTATACTTTAATTGATTCAATGTTATTTCGGGAAAATCATCAGCAATTAATCCTTTTGATTTATATATTGAATATATTTCTTTCATTTTTTGATAACCCTTACTAACAATAGTCGGACTTTGTAAAACGTTTTCGTTTGTATTGGTTCCTTGTTCTGTTGAAGCCGTTGTTTGAGACACAACATTGTTATACATATGTGGAACCGCCATTAAGTTAGCGAAATTAACATATGAAAGAAGAGTATATTTATACCCTAAAAATTTTAAAGTTATCGTAAAATTACCTGTTGTTGGTTCAAATCTCGAATTGAAATTTTGAAGCATGATTGGTAACTTAACCGCCTTTCCATAATAACCTTTGAGAGTTAATGTAAATTGTGGATATGGTAGTTGGAAAAATGCTGCGTATGGTGAATTATTCCCCGCCTCAAACAAAGCCCTCCCTTTAACATCTTCAAGTGTTATGTTTATTTCGGGGACAAATGTTGTATTATAACTTACACTGATATATTTAATACCCAATAAACCATTATCAACCGCACCAGGATTTCCATTTGATAATATGTTTTGTGTTAAATAATAATCATCAGGTAAGTTAGGGTTTTTAACCGCAGTTAATTTAGGTTGATTTACACCTTTACCTGTTAACGTGTCTTTCCCTGTTAATTCATCAGTCCATTTTGTGTCTAAAAACTGTTTGTTTCCAGGATTTAAAAAATTAATTTTTCCAACCGAGATTGTTCTTTGGGAGTCGTTCATTGCTGAACCAACCGCTAATTTGGTTCTAGGTAAAACATTACATTCCAAATTGGCATACATTACCAAGTCTTCTTGTTTGACCGTTCTTTCTTTAACATTTCCTTGTTCGTCTACAACGTTGTTTGGATCTATTAAAGTAATGTTATCATAATCAAATTCTACAAGTATATTTTCTTGGTTACCTACCATAATAAAAGAAGTAATTTTCGTAAGAGTTTTTATAGTCTTGTAATGAAGCTATTAAAGGAAATGGAATAGTCAATACTGCACCATCAGGTATTGAAAATTCGCTACCTGAATATTGTGGATTTGCAACCTGTATTAACCAACCAAAGTATGGTGTTCCATAAAATTGTTGTGATATTTTATCAAGTCTTGATTGGGCAACTTTATAAATATAATTTTTATCTGTTGTTTTAGATGGTAATTGAATATACGGAACAACGGTCTGTTGTCCATTTAATAAAAAATCGGTATATCTATTCCAATATTGTTGTGCCATTTTAATTGAGTGTTACTTTTCCATTAAAAGTGTCTTTATCACTATTAAGGTTTATATTCGAATATAAGTCTTTAATTCTTTTAGTTTTTGTTTGAACGTCTTGCGTGACATTTGTTGTGTAATTACATTTTTTAATTGTATTATCGGGTAATTTCCAAGTTGTTGCTTGAACGTATCTTTCATTACCTGAGACTTTATTAAAATAATCTCTTTTGATAAACTCTTGGAAATTTTTACACAGAACTTGGAAGTTTTTACAAGATATTTTTATTTGTTCTACTAACATCAAGTTAGTTTTAATTTCAGGTCCTTCAGTTAAATAATTTTGAACTTTTGTAAGATTCTCGTTAGTTAAAAATTGTGGTGTCATATAAACACCAAATCTATTATACGCACATTTAACCCAAAAAGAATCAAAATTACAAGTATTGTCATTACTCACAGTTGATTCCGATTTATTATATAAATCTTTAGTAATATTATTTTCTGATAATAGTTTATTAAAATCGTCCACAACATCTTTTAAGCTTGTGGTGTAAACACTAAATATTGATCCTGTATTTGCAATTGGGTTGAAAAACGTATCTCCACTTAAATCATATAATTTAGGTTCATTACTTTGTAATAATTCTCCATCAAGTTTAGATGCCACCACATCTAATTGTCTAAAAATATAATTTAACTCTTCTTCAATTTTTACAATGTTTGACATGTCGTTATTGATAGTGTCTAACATTTTAGTCTGTTGATCATTAACTAAAGTTTGTAATCTATCTTGAAATTCTCTTTTTTGTTTTCCTGTAATAGAACTTTTAATGTATCCAGGTAGTTTATCGTAAATCGGATCTTCTTCTTGTTTTACATCTTTTATAATTCTTTCTTTAAGTTTTTCGACTAGTTCTAAATATGCATTACTTTTACCAAATAATTCTAAATCTTTCTTTTCATTCGTATATTCACTTATTTTACCTTTCACATAACTTCTATCTTTAATACCCAACTGAACGGCACCATAAGAATAGTTGTCATTTAATTTTTGAAGTGCTTCAAAGTAAGTTTTAAAATACTCCTGCGTTTTAGATTGAAGGGAATCGTAAATTCCAGTGTAATCTATTTCAGTATCACTTAGTATTTGACCCACTGTAGATCCTCCCTTTTTTGGTTGAACACTATTAATTTGAGCTTGTTGTTGTTGACTAACAGGTGGAACTCCACCATTTATTTGTTCTATAACATATTTGTCATTTTTTTCTGTGCTTTCAATATCTGTTGCGGTTGCTCTTTCGTCATATATTTCAGTGTTTGCGTAATAATTAAAAGAAAGTGCCGTTTGTATTTCATCAACAGGACCTTTTAATCCCATACCACCAATTATATTAAAGTTAATACTAACGTCTACCATCATTGGTTGTAATCCAATACCTTCTGGGTTAATATCAAATATTGGTGTTTTGTTAGTTAATGAAATTGTTGTTGGAACTACTTTACAATGATAAAAGTCACCAACTCTAATTACAAGTATTGGTGGTGCACCAAATGAAGTGTTTAGAGCATCATTGTATTTTGGTCTTCCATCAGGACCTATAACAGGAATAGTTTGACCAGGTCTTGAACATTGATTTAAGAATGTAAGTCTACTATTCAATCCTTCAGGTGTCATGGAGTGAAATGTCGGACTAAAATATTTGATCTGTTCTTTGATACTGTCATACATCATAGGATCTGTCTGTTTTATCACTTCAAAATAGTCACACTCTGAAAATAAATTTCTTAAAATCTTTTTAGAAATACCCTCTTTTAACTTTTGTTCAACAGTAATTTTAGGTTCTGGTTTAATACTTTGAGTTATTGCTGTCAAAGGATTTTGGGGGTTATTTATGATTTCATCGTTTGTATCTGTTGGTTCGTCTGTAATTGGTTTTTCAGGTGGTGGTATGACCGAAGTAATTTTTTGAATTGCAACTCTTCTACAAGCCATCGCGGGTATACTATACCATTGAGCCTCATTAGGAAAAGTTTGATCAGGTATTTTAGTTCCGTTTTGAGTTACTGCAAATGAATCTACACTACAATCAATACTCGCAGATAAAACATCACCACCCTGTGCGTTTGATACACTTATATCGTTTGTTTCAGGAGTTCCTGACGCAATTGCCTTTGTTTGTGGAATTACAGTAACTTCACCCTGTGGTAGTAAAATCATTTTGAATTTTTCACCGTATTCCGATATTTTTTTTCCGTTTGATAAAGTAACATTCAAAAACCATTTTCTAACAGAATCATTTCTTCTTTCAGATAACTTTTGATTATAAGATTCTTCTTGTGGTGCCGAAGCAGAACCTATCATTTCCATGGTTATACTACCGTTGTTTTTTACTAAAACATCATCAATTTGTTTAATTAATTCAGTTTGAACCGTATTGAAATTTCCTTCAACTACTTGTGTGAAGAAATTAGGAATACCCGTAGACTCAAATATTTTTCCGTTTGAATTTACGTATTTTGGAGCCTTTTCATTATAAACTGTTTTTAACCCAATATATTGATTATAATACACATCAAAGTTTGATGCTGAAGTCCCTCCTTGTTTGTTTTCACCAGGTTTTGTTCCGTTAGGTCCTCCAGGAACGTCATTTTCAAAATAGAATCCTAACCCTTCATATTGAGACCAATTAAAGTCTGGTGGTGTATTTTCTGCGGTTTGATTTCCTGCCGCAGTTGAATTTGGTAATGGGTCGGCAGCCGGAGTTTGACCCTGATTGGTCACTGTTTGATCGGCCGGTATACTTTCTAATACCTGAAGTTGTTCTTCTTGTGTTAATCTTGGGTTATTTAAAATCTCTTGATAAGTATATAAATCTTTTGTTGGTATAGTGTTAAACTTCGCAGCCAACTCATATAAGTCATATTTCACACAACCAGCGTAAAATGAATCGACAATACTTTGAATTCTTTCTTTTTGAACCCCTTGTAGTTGTTTTTCTATTATTGTATTCATCGCGGAAGGGTGGTCAACAATAATTGTAAAACCTATTGATCCTGATCTTGATGAATTTTTATAAGTATAAATTGGTTCAGGTCTTCCTAAAAAATCTGTAGAATTAAAAGTAACCGCTGGGCTATCAGTATAAGTTAAATTATAAGGTGGAAACCACATAATTCTACCACCGTTTGGTCCTTTTTCACAAACAGGTAATTCATCATAAGTAAATCCTGGTCTGTCAGATGTTCTCCATGCCAAGTTTTCAATCGACAACATGTATTTTTTCACTCGACCATCAACAATATTTGTGGATCCAGGATTTCTAATTGGAGCAATATTCAAATTATATGTATTATCAAATACTGAATATTCCATTCTTCTACCTGAAGTTGTAATCCCGTCTGTTTTTTGAAGGTCGTTATATGTATAATACGGTGTATCTTTTTGGAATACTCTACAATATTCGATTCCGGCTTCTGTCCCATCTGTTTGGTTTACATATGATAATACCCTTGAACCTTTTGTTAATTCTTTATAACCATCATTAAACACTTTGGAAACTTGGTTAATAGCATTTCCAACATGTTTTAAACGTGCCTGACCTTGGACTAAATCTCCAGAATTAACTAATTGTTGTGTTTGATCTAAAATTGATCCCGGTTTAAAATCAATATCGGTTGATTGATATTGTAGGTAGTCAGCAGATATTTGATTAAAGTCGTCATCTAAAGAACCTGAACCACCACCAGGTGTTGCTTTAAATCCGGCATTAGGTTTGTATTTTGGTGATGTCCATACAAGTTGTCCTGATGTTCCTCCACCATCTGAATAAGATTTTCCCGCTAAACCAAATTTTATTTGTTCAATATTACCTTCATACAACACACCCAACTCTTGTGGACCATAAACTATGGTTGCTTGTTGTTCTCCAAAATCATTAACAGGAACTTGATTTGGTGGAGAATCAATTAAACTTGGTTCAGCATTAGGACTACCAACATAGTAAGTTCCTGATGCTGGCGAATCTTGATCAACGATTGCGTTTGCAATTGCAGACAATCCTTGAACTAAACCTATATTATATGATGGTCTATATTGGTTGTAATTTAAAGTTGCAAATAATACAGATCTCGTTCCATTACCCGTGTTTGCAACAAATATTTCGGATGGGTTTCTAGTTTTATTTAAAATTGGTGATAATAAACCACCTGTTAAATTATTAATTGTATTAACCGCATTACTAGTTTGTTGTGGATTTGTGTATGGTGTATTTTCATCAAAATAATCGCCAGGAATAAATGATACAGGAAAATAAGTTCCTGTTAATCTATTAGCCAAACTAACGGCAGCTAATGCGGGATTTTCAGGAACAGTAATTCTCCAATCTCTAATAAAGAACGGTTGTTGACCTGTTGCCAATAAACTAGCAGAGAATGGATCCGTTATAGTGTCTAAATTAATTGATCCAATAGTTGCTTGATTAATTTCTTGAGCAACTCTTTCGTTAAATGCAAACTTTAATTGTGTTGCTCCAATTTGAGCCAAATAACTATCTTGTGATAATAAACCATTTGAACCATTCGGGTCGTCTTGGAATACAATATTAAATGTTGGGTATGATGAAAAATTAAAATACCCTGGATCCCAATACGGTTGATATATTCCTTGAACTGATGATAAGTCAGTTATAATTACTAAATCTTTAAACCCACCTGCAGGTCCCCATTTATTTGTTATATAAGCAGACTCTATATAAAATTCATTAACAACATCTAAAATTGTTCCACTATTAGGATAATATGGTCCTTGATTTGGGTTTAATACAGGTGTCACATTCACACCTATTGGACCTGTAAATCCACCTTCAGGTCCATACTCGTTTAAAGGATATAAATCGTTTGCAAATAAATTTGTTGATACAAAATTATTCGGTGAATCAACAACATTATAAACACTTAAATTAGTTTCATAATTTACTGGGTTCTCAGGTGAAGTATATGCACCGGGAACGTTGTATGGTGGTAAATTTCTTACCAACAACTGTTTTCTAAATAATTCCGAATTACCAAACGATAAAAAACTTTCAGACATAGTTTTTTTATTATAAATAGATAATAGTCTATTTTTTTAGAAATTGTAATTTACTAAGGTTTCTTTGGTCCTACCTCGGCTGAAGGTAAATTGGCACCACCAAAAATCTCTTTGAATGTATTTAACCAAGTGGGGTCATTTAATTTTTGATTCCATATAGTGTCCCAATTAGCTTCTGTTAAGTTTTGGGTATTTTCATTTCCTTCAACTTTAAATGTGCTATTAATACTCATATCCACTTTTGATTTAGTTTCTTTCGGTGTTTCATATGCCTTTTTGAAATTTTCTCCAATATTTTTTATAGTTTCTTCAAAATATTTTTGTTGATTGGCCATTACTTTTTCTTCTAAAGCAACCAAGTTTGTTCCAAATTCTTCTTTGGCCTTGATTTGTGCCTTATCATCACCTTTTAAACCTGAAACTACATAATCTTCCATTTTTTGTGTTAAGGAACTTACGTCTGCCCTAACCCCTTCAGTTTTTGTTCTAGAAGCATAATCTCTTGAAATAGTTTGTTGAACTCCCATCATGGATTCATATAATCTTTCCATAGGCGCAGATGTAGCTCTTCCGAGTGCCGATGCGGTTCTAACACCATTAATTCCAGCATTAATTTGTTTTTGAACATCTAGTTGTTCTACCGCCAACTGTTCAATACTTTTTCCTTGTTCTTCTTGTGAAGTTTTAAGTTTTTCTATATCTTCAGGTGTTAATTGGTCTACTTGTTTTAAAACAACTTCACCCGTTTTTTGATCTTTTATATTAATTGTTGCAACACCATCTTTCATTTGTGCCATTGATGCAATTAACTCTTTCGTTTCTTTACTATCTGAAGCAAAATCAGGTAATTTAAGTTGGGACATCTTTCTATCAAAATCTGCCGCTTTTATTGACATATTTGCAAATTCATCTGCATTATAACCCAACTCTAGAGCAACCTCTCTTAACCTTCTTTTTGCTCCCGGCATAATTTCCATTTTACCGGTTTCAACATTAAATTGTGTGAATTGCTTAGATAACTCAACCATTTGATTTTGAAGTTCTTGAGGGTCATTTTGTGCTAAATCCATCGCTCTTAATGGGTCTAACAATTGACTAGATGTAACACCTAATCTTTGGAGTGCTGATGACATTTCAATTGCACTTTCAGGTGATAATAATTTTTCTGCAAATGTCATTGTTTTTTCCATAGACACACCCAATCTTTCAGATTGTATTGCCATTTTTGTAATACCCTCAACTCCGTTACTAAAATTAAATAAATTTAATTGTTTTAAATTTGATGAAACAGCACCCGCAACCGCAGAAACTGCAACACCCGCCTTTTTAGCGTCATTAACAACTTCTTTCATTTCTTTACCTACGTCATAGATAGAAACACCAACATTTCTAAAATTTGTTGCCAACTCACTTACACTAACATTTGTTAACTTATTAACTGCACCCAACTCAACAATAGCATCTTTTCCAATACTTCCAACAGACCCCATCGCTTTCATTGCTTCGGTAGAATATTTGGCAGCATCTTCCAATGTAAGTCCCATCTTAACTAACTCAGGTCCTGTATCGGCAATGATTTGTTTAAATTCGGACATTCTTTCTTTACTCAATCCAAAAGCATTTTGAATTGATGTTGCTTGTTCGTCTAAAAATTTAAAGGGTTCTGAATCGTTGAAATTGAATGCTTGAGCAGCGGCTTTACCCACTTCCTTAATAACATCCATAGCCTTAAGTGGATTTATACTCCACTCAGTAACCACATCCTTCGGTAAATAATTACCTATGTCGTTTTGGGTATTTCCAGTATCTGCCATATATTTTCTTGTTAACGATAAATAGTTTTATAACTATTTTTCTTGTTTTTCTTCAATATATTTGTTTATAATATATTTTCTAATATAAGTTGGCATATTCATAAACTCAGAATATTGTGTTCTGAATATTCTAGAAAAGTAATAAAATTCGTCTAAGATTGTTTTTTTATAGTGATAAGAAAGGCCGAAAAAATTCCACCCCAAAAGCAATGTCAACCATTACTCTTTCTCCTGACGGGGCTATAACTTCTTTTCTTAAATCTAATTTAGGTTCGTTTTCCATAGAAAAACGACGAATGAATTTTGAGTCAGCGATTGGCATACTCTCAATAAAAGTTTCTATTTCACCCCTATCTGTTTTTCCATTAACAGATACAATTTGTTTACTTAATCTCATAGTGATAACAGGTGCCGTTAAATTTACAGGATAATTTCTAATATCTCTTTCTAAATTTACTCTATCTCCTAATGTCATCATTTTAATTTCAACTTGTGATTTTGACATTGGTAAAGTTAAATTATAAACACCATTTTCATTAGGTTGTGTATTTGGTTTACTATAATTTAATTCATCTAACATTATGGATGTAGAAAAAGTTTTTTCTGTTACAGGGTCTTTAACACCTATCGTATATTCAGGACCAAAAGAAGTATTTCTTAAAAATAGAAGAATCGCCTCAACGTCACCATCTGTTAATTCTTCAGCTTTAATGTCCTTTTCATAGATTTTTCTTTGTAAGAGTGGTAAAACTATTGATTCGTTCAGTGAAACTTTTGGGTCAAAATTGGCCAATAAGTTTTCATCTTGAGCGGTTAAATAACCAACTTTAATTGATTTCTTTTTACTTTTGTAAAAAATACCTTTACTAGGTAATTGTATCACATCGTGTGGTAAATTAAAATTTGATTGTTCTAATTCGTAGTTTTCCATAATATTTTTAATTAAAAAATAAAAAAAAACCTCCACTAGTAAATAGTGAAGGTTATTATGATTTTATTATTTAATTTTTAGTAAACCAAAATACATCTATCAACAACTAATGATGTTGAGATTGTTGATAAACCTGGTGATCCGTAATTTAAAGCCCCACCATCATAACCACTTAAAAAAGCCCCTTGAAGAATCCATTTTTCGATTACCACTCCTGTTGGGTCTAACATCTCAAGGTCAACATTTTTTTTGTAACCCGCAGCATATCCCATACGTCCTGTTACAGACTCAGCACATAGACGAATCCATTCCATAATTGCTTGAGTTGCTGATGGACCGATTGGATCTAAAAACGTAACACTGATAGGTTCCCACTTAAAATCAGTTGCAACGTTTGTGTTTGTGTTCAAAAACTTAATAGGTGTGTTATTAACAGTCATTTTTGGTCTAGCAGTTGTTTGAACAAACCATTCGTTAATTCCTAACGAAGAAGGAAATCTTAATATCCACCTATGATTTTGTTTTGGCTCATAGGGTATGGGCATTTTCATTAATAAATCAGCCATGTCTTATTTTTTTTTGTTTTTTTTTATTTTGTTTATTATAAATATATCCTATTTAAAAATTTTTCTATTTACTTTGATCTTTTATAAAATAAATTACTAACTAGACCAGACCAGTTATTCATATGAAGTTTTACCTTGTTTACTAGTATGATATATTTTTAATTCATCTTCGTCATCAAAATATTTTCTCATTGTTTGAACATTTCTTAAATCATCGTCTGAAAAACCTACATAAGGAATAAAATAATTGCTTATCTTGTTTTTCATAAATGCCTTTTCTTGAAGTTGTTTTGATAAGTTTTGAACATAAGTCATAAATTCTTTCATCGCCAAAACTTTTAATTCTTCAGGGTTCGCAGCTGAACCTTCACCAAAACTAACGGGGTGAAAACGACACATTTCTAAATAAGACCTTATAAGTTCGTCGTCGGATAAATCGTCCTCATCAGCTAAATCTCTGTATTTTCTTAAATTTTTAACAATTGTTTCTTTATTTAAACCGTGTTTATTATTTTTAATCAAATTATAAACCGCCTGTTTTAATATTGTGGGGGTATGTCCTCGTGCTGTTATGATTGCAAATATTGATCCATTATTAACGGCCTCAACAAAGTCGTCCCATGCCGGTCCTGTTTCAGCGGTCATTGCATCTTTTAAAAACTTTTTATCACCGGTAACTCTGAAGTCTCTAAACGCATCTTCATCAAAACCTACTATGGTGTGTCCTTCATATTCGAAAGGTTCCTGTCCAATTTCTGTTCGGTATTCTGCAAAATCTTCCGTAGACATACCAACACTATTACCTCTATCATCTTTAAGATAAATTTGAGTTGGCATATACATTAAGTTGTCATCCCAATCAAACGCATAATATTTCATTGTTGGTTTAAGTTGTTCAGAAAATATTTCAGAAATTATTTGTCTTACTAATTTTTTGTGATCCATACTAATAAATATTAGATAAATAAAAAAAGGGAGATAATTAAACCTCCCTTTTCTTTTTATAAACCAAGTTTAAATATTTTCAAACGAAGCTCCCGTTGGTGTGATATAGAAAGTAATATCTATAAATTCAAGGGCTCTTGTAGGTTTGATGTAAATTTTACCTGTCATTTGATTTCTATCTAAATCTTCAGGGTCAGAAGAAACTGTAACTCTAAAGTCATATAAACCACGGTCTCTTCTAATTGAGTCAAGAATCGGGTTAACAGCGTTTAGGAAGTCTTGTCTAACCTGTGCGTCATTTTGTTCGAACAACAATCTAACAGATACTGCTGAAATCAATTTACGAGCTTGTAGTAACAATCTTCTTACGTTGATTCTGTCAAGAGCAGATTCTCTTACTTGTAGAGTTTTATTACCCCAAATTACAGTTCCTACATCTGAGAAGGTTGC